ATATGGAAATAGTGTTTGAGACTGACTTTGGCACAAACTATAACACCACCCGAAATGCCTGGGTTAATAACTACACAGACATTATTGGCACGATGGATGCAGCCGCGTTTGGTGCTGATTTTATTACCGCTGCCAAGATTGCAGACAGCGCCTTTTTAGCGGTTAATTTTGCCGCATCAAGCCTTGATGGTAAAGGTGATTGGAACATCGGCAAAACCGGCTATTCACTGTCAACCGCGCCGCTAACAGCAGCACAGGTCAACGCAGAGGTGGATACGGCGCTTGCCGATATAAACCTGGATCACTTTGTAGGCACCTCATCGGGCATACCTTCACTTCCGGCAGGAACGTACCTCGATTTGTTGCAAGATGACGGTACGGCGACCTACAGCCGCACAACGGATTCTCTGCAAGCCATCAGGGATCATGCGACCACCATTAAGTCTGACACGGCAAACACTCTTACAGACACCGCTGAGATCGGCACAGCCGGTGCAGGACTTTCGAATATAAACTTGCCCAATCAGACTATGGACATAACGGGCGATTTGTCAGGAAGTGTCGGAAGTGTGGCAGGGAATGTTGATGGTTCGGTGGGTAGTAATGTTGAGCTTGGGCCTGCTGAAGTCAATGCAGAATGTGATACCGCAATCAGTGATGCTGCTTTGGCAACGGCTGCAAACTTGGCTATAGTCGATACTAATGTTGACGACTTGGAGCTTGGCATTATATTCGGGACTGCAGCCACCGGCACTTTATCAACAACGCAAGCTACGAGTAATTTAACCGGGTTTACAGATGATCAGTTAATTGGCCGGATAATCGTATTTACAGCAGGACCGGCAGACGGAGAGGCCACTGACATAACAGATTATGCGTCAAGCAACGGATTATTGACGTTTACGGCACTTACGTTAGCTCCAGAGAACGGTAACGCCTTCAAGGTGATTTAGTGGCTGCTGTAACCCGGTTAGGGCTATACGGTGGGCCGCGGGGTCTGTACGGGGACTTCTCGACCAAGGTAGTTGGCGTTGTTGTGGCCCCTCGTAGGGCCGGCAGACGCAAAAAGACCCGCTATGTCGTCGAGGTTGACGGTCAGTTCTTTGAAGTATCGAGCATTGCCGCTGCAGAGTCTATATTACTGCGAGTAAGAGACCTGGCGAATGAATCAGCGCAACAGGATGTTACCACTGCACTGATACAAAAACCGCCGAAGATCGCCGTCAGAACGATAGCGGGCAATGTCACGACCTCGAAGATATTACAGCAACAGGTCAGACGCACTCAAACGGTCGTTAATCAGGCGTATTTGAAACGCTCCAGGGAAATAGCTCAAGACATTGAAATATCACAGCTCATCATTGCGAAGATCAAACAAGAAGACGCAGACGATGAGAGTGCTATAATAGCTTTACTGTTGATGTGAGGAATCCATGAAGAAGAAGTATATTTGGTCTATCAAACATCAGTATTGGCACGAACCAGAGAGGGTAACTGGCTATAAGTACCACAATGGTAAGTGGATTAAATGCTGGGTCGAGCCAGAAGCTGAATCTGTACTCTGCTGGTATCCACAAATGGCTGGAAAGTTAATATCATTTGGTAGTAGTTATTGATGTAGGAGAGCACGCAATGCCAAGACACAGACCCACCCGAAAACGCAGAGTTAAACCAAAACCAGCAAGGAGAGGTTCACCGAGACGTGTGCGCCCACCAAGACGGCTATCCTGATGCCGTTAAGAAAGGGCAGCAGTAAAAAGACCATTTCTCGTAACATACGGGAATTGAAACGCTCAGGCAGACCACAGAAAGTAGCGGTTGCTATTGCGTTGAGTACAGCCAGAAAGAAACGCAAGAAATGAGCGACCTTGCTATATTCTTATCCATCCTCTGTATACTCATAATATTGAGCAATATGGATATTATTTAGGAGGTTTTTATCAGCAGATCAATAGCTATACGAGCCACACCTGGTATCTTGTTTCTACCGGATTTCCATGCTTTATAGGTGTTGTATGGTGTGTTAAGGAGTTGAGCCATTTCAACTGGCCCAACTTCTAGAAACTTTTCGGATTGTGAGAGGTATAAACGTTGATTCAAAATTTCAACGGCTTTATTGTAAGAAATGGGCTTGAGTGTCATGTGTTATTTCTTTGCGCCATTTATAGCAGAGTCGGTGCAGTCATCGCAAAGGAGAACATTTGCGCCTTCGTTTCTTCCAGCAAGATTCATTTGTTCGCCGTCAATAAACTTATGCTTACACCAAAAGCAGCTATTAAGCGGTCTTAGTCTACTGTCTCTTCTAACATCTCTATAATGTTGTGACATTGTTGTAAACGATGGGTGAACCCACCTAAACGAAACTGTCTCTAGTTTAGATGGTAATATTCGAGATAATGTTCCAGTTAACATTAGAGCCAGTTTTGACGATCAGTTTCAGCTTCTTGCTTTGTGGTCCATTCGCCTTGAACGATCCATTGGCCGATTGCTGCACTTAGAATTTGAACAGTCCAGATGCCGTTGATGTTTTCGATCTTGCTGAGTTCTTTGATGTTGGTCATTTTGTATCTCCTTGGTCAGTAGGTATATACTACCCTAGTAAGGGATAGGTGTCAAGTACCTAATGAAGAAAATATGATATTATTTGCGTATTATGGCAATAAGCCCCGAATTTACGGACAGTAACGGATATGCCAAGTAGTGATACACAATTTAAGGCAGGTAATCCCGGCAGGCCCAAGGGGAGCCGTTCTAAGCTATCTGAAGCATTCCTCAAGGCATTGTCCGATGACTTCACAGAACACGGCCTAGCGACTGTGGAGAAGGTCAGACAAGACAAACCAGATGCTTACTTGAATGTTATTGGCAAGCTCATGCCCAAACTCATGGAACTGAGTGGCCCTGATGGTGATGCTATTCCTGTCAGCGGTACTGTGAACCTGGTTAAGAGCAGTGACACGGATTGACTTATTCATTGGTGTTGCTGGTGCTATTGTCTTGATATTATGGTGTGCGTTGATATGGGTGTTATGCCAAATCCCCGAGGGGCAGTGATGATTAAGTCAAAAAGATATGCGATCAAGAAAGTCATAAAGCTGAATGATTCAATCAGCTACTATCTCTATCATAAGCCTTGGACGATTATGTGGTTTCTTGATCCATTGATACAGCGTGGGGAGTGTTTTGAATCGCTTGAAGATGCTGAAAGCAGGGTGAGAGAATCAGACACTTGGTTTGATTCGGTGTTTACAAAGCGATCTGAAAGGGTTGCATGACTCAGGCTGTAGCGACTAATCTTGAATGGAACTTTACTGAAGAGACTGAGTTCTTATTTCAGCCCTATCGCTACAAGATAGGCTATGGTGGTAGGGGTGGTGTTAAGTCCTGGTCATTCGCTAGGGCGCTACTGATCAAGGGCTTCGGACAGCCATTACGCATACTGTGTGCTCGTGAAGTACAGAAGTCCATCAAGGAGTCTGTACACCAGCTATTGAAAGACCAAGTGAGTATGTTGGGCTTCGATGCTTTCTACGAAGTCTTCCAGAATGAGATCCGTGGTCGTAACGGTACGCTGTTCTCCTTTGTGGGACTCTCCTCTCTGACAGCCCACACTATCAAGTCATACGAAGGCTATGATATCTGCTGGGTGGAAGAGGCCAATACCGTTACACGACGCTCCTGGGACATTCTTATCCCGACGATCCGTAAGGAAGACTCAGAGATATGGCTGACCTTCAACCCGGAGCTAGATACTGATGAGACGTATGTCAGGTTTATCGAGAACACGCCAGAGAACGCTTACAAGCAGTTCATGTCCTACGATACTAACCCGTGGTTTCCGAATGTACTGGAAAAGGAACGACAGGAGTTTCTCAGGCAGGTAGAGTCAGGAGCACGCCGACAACAGGACTATGACAATATCTGGCTGGGCAAGTGCAAGCCCTCTGTTGCGGGTGCTATTTATCCCGATGAAGTGGCAGCAGTCATAGCCGATGGTCGTCTGTGTCCACAACCGTACAATCCCAAGCTCAAGGTACACACCATCTGGGACTTGGGCTGGAATGATAAGATGGCGATTATCTTTGTGCAGGTCGCGGCCAATGCCGTGATGATCATTGACTACATTGAAGACAGTCACAGAACCTATGAAAGCTATGTGCTGGAGATCAAGGCCAAGAAGTACAACCTGGCGGGTAACTGGTTGCCCAATGTGGATGGGACTAATCATTCGCCCATTCTGGGTGTGAGTCCTATTGAGCACATACAATCAATGGGGTTAACAGCAGATGACAAGGGTGTTCCTAATATCGGCAAGAAGCAGGGCATCGAGGCCGCACGGCAGATGTTTCACCGTGTATACTTCGACAAAGCTAAATGCACGCCGCTGTTCAACCGACTGCGAAGGTATAAGAGAAATATCAATCAATCCACCAATGAGCCTATGGACACCAAACGTGATGAAAATGCTCACGGTGCTGATGCATTCCGGTATCTGGCTGTGATCGAGTCTCAGTTAACGAATGAAGTCGAGGACATGAAACCACTCAAATACGATCTCAGAGGAATAGTATGACCAATTACTATGTAACTGCATACAAGGTGATTGAATTGAAACCTCACCAATGGTCAACTAATGCCTCCCGCAGACAGCATGAGCGCGGTAGAAAGCGTTATGACGAAAGGACAAAGCTTGGAAGACTTTTTGTTAGGTTTGATGTGCGTATGAAGAAACTTGCAAAGAGAGCGCACAACAGAACGGTTAGAGCGAGGCGATTAGATGCCTAATATCGTCAAAGACAAAATAGGTGGTATCTCCATTGATATCCTACCCGGTACAACGTCAGTGTATTTTACTGGTGGATATTCTGAAGGCCAGCCTGTTGAGCATGAAATGGGGACGTATAACTTCTGGACGCTTATCGGTGAAGATGAATACGGCGAGTGGGTGTGCATTGCCAGAGGCCGAGATGATTTGCCAGCAGTCGATAGGTTCCAACGCATGGATACGGAAAGACTCATGGCGACCGATGGTCTTGACCGTATTGAATATCAAACAGTGTGGGATCGCATTGCATCTGCCAAGTTAATCAGACCGTCGTCATTGAGAGAACTGACCAGATGGTTTGATACGCACAAGGAAGATGTAGCCTATGCATCGGCTTTTGTAATTATTGATGGACATGATCGTCAGCTCATCCCAAGAAGGATGATTTAATGCCTGATACCGTCAAGCTGAACTCCGCTATTGATGCCTATGAATCCCAAGCTCACGGCTCCGGTGCTGATGGTGGTGAGCTATCCAATATCAGGGCGTTGTCACTGGAGGCCTATGCCGGAAAAAATATCGAGCCCGCCCCCGAAGGACGATCACAAGTCGTTGACTGGACAGTCTTTGAGACTATTCAATACATCTTACCCAGTCTGTGCAGGATCTTTGCCGGTGGGGATAACGTGGTCGAGTTCGAGCCCACAGACGAAGATGATGAAGATGCTGCCGAACAAGAGTCCGAATATCTAAATTACTTGGTCACACAAAAGAACAACTGGTTTTTGACTTTCCTTACCTGGGCGCAAGACGCACTGTTGACCAAGAACGCTTACTGCTTGGTTTTCATGGAGGACAAGATAGACATAGAGCTTGAAAGTTACGCAGGACAAACAGAAGAACAAATATCCTTACTGATGAAGGAAGACCCCGAGGTCACAGCGCATGAACAATACGATGACCCTGATGATGAGGGATTACTGATAGACCCGGCCAATGGGGAGGTC